CTACATCAGGCGTGACCTTTTACTCTAGGGGTGGGGTGCCTGCCACTGGGGTCTACTACATAGCAATAGGATACTAAGTTTTGAAATATTATGCTCACATAGGTCCCAACAATCGTCTTCTAGGTTATTATACTGATGACCTACATGATACTATACCTACACCGAACATTGAGTTGACACACGAGCAATGGCTGACTTCTCTTAATAACAACTACAATGTAATTAATTCTGACGGTTCTGGTTCAGTAGTAGATTTTTCAACGGATGAAGAAAAAGCATCTAGGATTAGAGGTGCAAGGAACGCTGAATTAGCTGCTACTGATTGGCGTGCCTCAACCGACGTTACAATGTCAACCGAGTGGCGCACGTACCGACAGGCACTGCGTGATGTACCTTCACAAGCTGGCTTCCCAAGCAGCGTTACGTGGCCCACGGAACCTAGCTAGTGCTTGGTTTTTCCCCCCTCGCTGGAGCGCCTCTTGCTAGTTCTGGCAGTGTTTCTGCATCAGTTGCTGTTACGGGGGTTGCTGTTACGGGGGCGGTTGGCTCTGTCACTACTACAAGCGCGACTGACATATCCGTAACAGGTGTTGGAGCAACAGGCGGTGTTGGTTCTGTAACCATAACGGGTTTTGCAACTGTCACTATCACGGGTGTCTCTGGCACAGGTGAAGTAGGCGGAGTGGCATCTTCTACCGACTTAGATGTAGGTGTTACAGGCATTGCTGCCACGGGGTCTGTAGGTTCCTCGTCCATTACAAGTGAATCCAATCTTTCTGTTACGGGCGTGTCAGGGACAGGCTCTGCTGGTTCTGTAACCACAGAATTTAGACAGCATGTTACAGGAGTTGCAGGAACGGGCGCAGTAGGAAGCGCATCTACCACAAGTAGCTCAGTTATATCAGTTACAGGTGTAGCGGGGACAGGCGCAGTAGGGAGCGTATCCCTTAACACTAATTCCAGAATTCCCGCTATAATGGGAGAAGCCCTTATAGCGTTTACTGACGGTCTTTTTGTGGGTGGCGGCGGTGTTAGTGGTGACGCAAATGTTTCTGTAACGGGAGTTTCATCCACGGGTGTGGTTGGTTCCGCAACGACTACTTCTTCAGCCGATATATCGGTTACAGGTGTTGCGGCTACGAGTGCGGTTGGTTCTTTATCTACTAAAGTTGACAACCCTGTATCAGTTACAGGCGTAGCAGCTACAGGAAGTATTGGCACCACTTCAATTACTGCAGACAGCAATCTATCAGTTACAGGCGTTTCTGGTACAGGTGCGATAGGATCGCCTACAGTTACCGTTGATGTAGATGTATCCGTCACAGGCGTTTCTTCCACCACTTCTGTTGGTTCAATAGCCTCTAAAGTTGACAACCCCGTTTCTGTCACGGGCGTTTCTGGCACGGCAGGAGTGGGTAGTGTTTTAGTTTGGTCAAGAATACAACCCAATCAAACTTCTAACTTCTCAAACATAAACCCATCACAAACCCCGTCTTGGACGAACATCGCTGCGTAGTTGATTAAATGACTTAGCATGGGTATAGTTCAAACATATTTATAGTTGAGGTCCCGTCATGGCTACATACACCGCATCTAACGCGATTAAGAAAATAACCACGGGGGATGAATCGGGTTCGTGGGGCAACAGCACCAACAACAACTTTGATATCATAGACCGTGCTTCAAACGGTTTTGTTTCTATTGCTTTGTCTGGCACTTCTTACACTCTCGCTTTATCAACTACGGCTGTTTTGTCTAACGGACACTACAAAGCGATAAAGTTTACTGGAACTCCGGGTGGAACTTGTACGGTTACATTAGAGCAAAATGACAAAGCTAGAATGTATATGATCCTTAATAGCACAAACCAAAGCCTGTCTATTACGCAAGGTTCAGGGGCCAACGTCACTATACTTGCGAATAAGTCTGCAATTATTTTAGCTGACGGTGCAGGTTCAGGGGCGGCTGTTACAGACTTTACTGCGCTTGTTAGTATCTCGGAGTTGGACGGCATTACTGCGGGTACGGTGACCGCTAGTAAGGCGGTTGTCGTTGATGCCAATAAGGACATTACAGGTTTTAGAAATATTACAGCTACGGGAGAGTTGGACGCTGTTACATTAGACATATCGGGCACCACTAATTTAGACATAGTCAATATTGCTGAAACTACAACTATAGCAACGGACAATAAAATACAGTTTAGAGATACGGGCCTGTACATTAATTCCAGTGCAGATGGTCAGCTTGATATCGTTGCAGACACCGAAATTCAAATCGCGGCAACAACGATAGACATTAATGGTGCCGTGGTTTTAGATGGAGCGATTACAGGGGCCACTAACATTACCTTGTCAGGTGAGCTAGATGCCGCAACATTAGATATATCGGGTAATGCAGATATAGACGGCACCCTTGAAACAGATGCTTTATCTATAGATGGTACGACAGTCACTAGCACAGCGGCTGAGTTAAACATCATGGACGGTGGTACGTCTGCCTCAGATGTAACTATTGTAGACGCAGATCAGTTTGTTTTGAATGATGGCGGCACGATGAAGCAAGTTGCTGCTACTAAAATAGCAGACTATGCGACACCAAGTACCGCTTTAGGAGAAGTTGGCACTTATGCCTTTCTGATGCGTACCGCAACAGGGGTAAACGACTACATAAGTGTAGGATCGACATACTCTGGAAGTTCACTGACATACGCTGGTGTATCGAGGTCTGCGGGAAACGCTATAATCATCTCCCCAAGTGGGACGCCCTCTGGAACGTGGAGGGCAATGGGTAATGTTGGTTCTGGGTTTACTGGATTCAACCAACGAGCAACTTCATTTGTGAGGATTTCCTAGTGACTGCTACAATCACACAGGTGCGTAAGGCACAATCACTTAACTCTGATAATACTCGGATGGATGTGGAAATCAATCATCCCACTTACGGTTGGATACCGTACACCTTAGACCCTTCCGATACTGACACTACTGTTGATAACAACGCAGTAATGTCTTTAATCGGTACAGATTTCACATCTTACGTTGCACCAACTCAGGCAGAATTAGACGCAGTAACAGCACTACAGGTTCGTTCTGATCGTGACTACAAGTTACTTACAGAGGTTGACCCATTAGTTTCTAACCCTTTGCGTTGGGCAGAACTGACCTCTAATAAGCAGACAGAGTGGTCACAATACAGAACTGACCTATTAAATTTACCACAACAGTCAGGTTTTCCTAATGCAATCACTTGGCCTGTAAAGCCAAATTAGGACATATACAAAGATGCCTCTTTTAGACCTTAAATTTAAAGCTGGAATAAACAAAGAAACTACTCCGTATTCTGAAGAAAACGGCTGGGTAGATTGTGATAAGATACGTTTTCGCTTTGGTTATCCTGAAAAGTTAAATGGTTGGGAAAAAAACTCAAACGAAGCCTTCTTAGGTCAATGCCGTGGAATGCATGAGTTTGTAGCGTTGAGTGGCGAAAAGTTTTTAGGCCTTGGGACAGAATTAAAGTTCTACATTAAAGAGGGGGTTGATTTTAAAGACGTTACTCCAATCAGGCAGACAACATCTGCAGGAGACGTAACCTTTTCTGCTACAAACGGCTCGTCCGTAATTACAGTAGCGGACCCTAATCATGGTTGCGTGGCTAATGACTTTGTTACTTTCTCTGGTGCGGCTTCTTTGGGCGGCAACGTCACGGCAAACGTTCTTAACCAAGAATATCAGGTCACAGAAGTTGTGGATGGCAACACCTATAAAATATCGGCAAGAACCGTCAGCACTATAGAAAGCGTTACAGTTTCTGGTGGCATAAGCGTTACTGCCGTCACTGCTAACGCTAGTGATACGGGTAACGGCGGTGGTAGTGTTGTAGGAACCTATCAAATTGGTACGGGTCTTAATAGCTCGGTGTTTGGCACTGGTTGGGGCGCGGGAGTTTGGGGTGGTACAACTACGGGCGCTCTTACTACAACGGTAAACGAGGGCGGTACACTTTCTGATAGTGACACCACAATCACCGTAGCTAACACTACGGGTATTGTAGCCAGCGATATCGTTTTAATAGATGACGAACTTATTCTGGTAGGGGGTATAAGCTCTAACGACCTAACAGGATGTACCAGAGGACACAAAGGCACTACTGCCGCTACTCACGCAGATGGTTCTTCCGTTCGACTTGCAACAGGTAACGCGCTTACAGCGGATAATTTTTCTGGCTGGGGATTGGCTCTTGTTTCAGGAACAATTACGCCATCTGCAAACCTACGCATCTGGACACAAGACAACTTTGGCGAAGACCTGTTGTTGAACGAAAGAAACGGTAGGATTTACTATTGGGATAAAACCAACGGTACAGGCACACGAGCTAAGTTCCTAACAGACAGCGCCTTGGGCCTCGGCACACGGACCTCGGTTCCTACAATAGCCACACAGGTTCTTTTGTCTGACAGAGACAGGCATGTAATTGCCTTTGGCGCGGATGGTCTTGGTCTTACGTCCTCTTCAACTGATGGTAGTGGCATCCAAGACCCGTTGTTAATACGGTTTAGCAGTCAGGAGAATCCTGTCGATTGGTATCCTACCTCTACCAATACAGCGGGTGATTTGCGTATAAGCTCTGGCTCCAAGATTATTCAAGCTCTTGAAACTCGGCAACAAATACTGGTGTTTACAGACGTTTCTATTCACGCGATGCAGTTTCTTGGGCCACCGTTCACCTTTGGTATAAACTTAATTTCTGAAAACATTACCATCGCTAGTCCCAAGGCGGCGGTTGCGGTGGACGATGCGGTATTTTGGATGGGATCGGCGGAGTTTTATGCGTTCACGGGTGCGGTTCAAAGAATACCCTGCACTGTGCGAGATTATGTGTTTGATGACATAAATACTTCTCAGTCTGACAAGATTGTTTCGGGAGCCAACGTGTCCTTCTCCGAGGTTTGGTGGTTTTATCCGTCTGCGGACTCAACCGAGAATGACAGGTATGTGGTCTACAATTACCTTGAGAAGCTTTGGTTTATAGGAAACCTAGCTAGAACGGCGTGGTTGGATCGTGGTATTTCTTCGTTGCCTCTCGCGGCGGGAACTAACAACTTTTTGTATAATCAAGAGGTGGGCGCACAAGATGACGGCGCGGCTATGACTTCATTTATTGAGTCTGGTGATATGTCCATTACAGACGGCAATCAGTTTTCTTTTATTAATAGAGTTATACCGGACATTAATTTTAGAGAAACAGTCGATACCTCTTCTTTGGACTTTATCTTGGAGACTAAAAGTTTTCCGGGGCAAGTCGATCAGAACTCCTCAACAAACACTATATCTAAAACGTCCAGTACGCCTGTGGATCAGTACACAAACCAGTACTTTACACGGTTACGGGGCCGTAGCTTTACGCTCAAGTTACAGTCTACCGACGCAAACGTACTTTGGAGATTGGGTGTGCCTCGTGTAGATATTAGACCCGACGGGAGAAGATAATGGCTACCAACACGCCTGTACCGTTTTTCCCTACTCCGCCTCAAGAGTACAACCAAGAGTATTTAAATGAGGTGGTTCGTTCTTTCTCCGTGTTTTTGAATCAATTCAACAACACTCAACAGGTGGCAGACGATGATACGACTGCCCTAAGCTGGTTTATGGGCTGATGGCTAACGCATATATAAACGCAAAAGCGGACCTCACAACGACAGGCATAACCACGCTATATACGTGCGGTCCGTTTGCTACGGCGGTAGTAAAGTCAATTTTGGTTTGCGATGACAGTAACAATGGTGATACCTTAACGCTCACGATAACAGACGCGTCAAACGCCGTGTTTGTTTTGTTTGACAGTAAAACTATTGCGGGTCATGCAACTGTAGAACTATTAACGGCACCACTTGTGGTTCAAGCCGATGAAGTCTTAAAAGTTACGGCTGCTACAGCCAATCGGCTGCACGTTGTAGCTAGTATTTTAGAGATTTCGTGATAAAGTACGGTCAAAGGGGCAGTGTGATGCAAGAACAGATGTATTTTCCCGAAGGTGGTGTGGGGTCTTTCTTAACCTCTAACATGGATGAAATGCCTGACAACGTACTTGCGTTTGGTCAGCCTCGCGGCATTAACTCTATGGGCGACGTAGCAAACCGCATGGCTCAGATGGGTCGTAACGGCGATACGGAACTGGCTCACGTTAATCGTGACGAGATTATTATAGACCGGAACATGGCCCGCGATCCGCGGATCAGGAACGCTATGGCGGAGGTTTTTAGTGACAACGACATGGACATGGCGCGTTA